GAGAACCTGAAGCTCGTCGAATCCCAAGAGGATCCCCATTACGCAGGCCTTCTTGAGGAGGGCCCCGATGACGATGGGAACACGCTCATCGGCGTTGATGTAGTCTACCCTGAGACCCTCAAGGCATGGGAGAGGGCCACTGATTGGCATACGTCTGAGGAGCATGGGTTACTCTACAAGAAGTATGGCTGTACCCCTGACGCCCCAATCCCAATCTCGATGACCTGTGTCTGCGAGCCCCTAAAGTGCCGTCTTGTCGGCCTTGGTCCTGCAGCCCGAAACCGGAAGATGATCTGGTTCCAGAAGACATGTCACACCTGGATGAAGCGAATCCCCTGTTTCAGGCTTCTCGGAAAGGCCCCAAAGGCCACCGACATCAAGGATTGTGTTGAGCACCGAAGTTCCGCGGGTGAAGGTGATCTTGGGAATGAAGCCTCAGACTTCTCAGGTGCCTCAGATGGAACCCCGGAGGATGAGCGTGAGGAAATGATGGAGGTAATCATAACCTATCTCCCCGGGTGGTACAAGGAGATCGTTCGGCTCGACAATGGACGCCACAAGATTCGGTTCCCATCGAAACAGACCATGGAGATTCTCTACCCATTGCCTCCTGGTAGGGGCGGGCTTCCTGAGGACTGGCCAGAGATTGGCAAGGGTCTCAAGGGCCGTGCCGTGACCCATATTCGCGGAACTCTCATGGGAAACCTCAGCAGCTTCATTATCCTCAGCCTGATGGTTGCGGCCGTTGCCATAAAGACCCTTCGTGAAGAAGGTGACGAGCGCCCTCTCGCTGAGCTTCTGAAGGCGTTCCTCGTCAATGGTGACGACTTTTATGCCGCATGGAGACGATCTGTCCATGAACGATTTTGGGAAAACTGCCGAAAACTGCAGTTTGGAAAGAGTATCGGCAAGTCCTTCTTCCATCCCACCTATGCTAACATCAACAGCCAGTCCTACCATATGGATCTGAGGAGTATTAGTGAGTGTAAGAAGATCCCGGTCCTCAATCTCGGTCTTCTCCAGGGTAGGAAGAAATTGGCGAAGGATCCCTTCGATCCGACGACTGTTATCAGTGAGCTCCTTGATGGTTGTCGATCGGCGCGTATGGAGCACCGAGTTCTTCGAATCTTCATAAAGAGGTTCAAGGGCCGGATTCACGGCATTCTTCGGGGACGAAACCTCTTCCTACCTGTCTCCTTGGGCGGGATGGGCCAGAGAAAACCTCTCCACTTCAATCGGAAGTCTGGGGAGTTGAGAAAGGCGTACTGCCTCTTTGGTCAGAAGGTCACTCAGAGGCAACAGAGAATGTCCTCCATTATCCTCTCGCAGCGAGCCAATCTCCATCTTGTCCCGTTCGGGCCAACCCGAGACCCTCGGACGAATCCTGATCTCAAGACTCCTCTTCCTTGGGACACGATCGGAGCTCCATCCGTCTGGAATGTGTTGGACGAGAATTATCAGTTCGCAATTCCAGAGTTCGAGGGTTACTATGGCATGATGCTCCGGCACTATGACCGTCGAGGCGGCCTTCCAGTCAGACTGATTCGGCTCCGAGAGCTCCAAAAATGCCGGGCTGTTGAGCTTGATGTCCCACGGGTCGACTCTGACTCAATGGACTTCTTCACGGTCACGGAGTCTGGCGAGTCTGTCACCTTTCGGGGCGAAAGGGTCTCTGTCGAAGTCGAAAGGAAGGTGCTTCGAGAGGAGCTGAAGCCTCGGATCCCTGATACCTTTTCCCGCTTTGGTGTTGGCCGAGTCGAGGCAACCCTTGACCTCCTCTCAAGGAACATCGATTTTCTCCTCAGGGATAAGACCCGCTATCGCGGTTCCGGGGTTGACCTCTTCGGAGAGCCACAGGACTCGAGAAACCACTCTGGTCGAACTGGCTGGTCATCCGACCTTCGCCCGATGAAGCTTGGACGTAGATTGCCCCGCTTTGAGGATCCTAATCCTCACTACGTCAGACATCTTCAGATGACCTCCATTGAGTCCTTCTTCAATCCGGAGTCTGGAGAGCTCGGATCTAATGAGGAGTTCGGCTATGGCCTCGACGATGAGACCCTCCTCGGGGCACATGGTAGCCACACAGGTTGGGATGACCTCGACAATGTAGAGGAGGCTTACAGAGCTCTTTCGGACGAGGACAAGTTCCTGTTCTGTATGTCCATAGGGGTCTGTCCGAGACTCTGGCTCCATGAGACTTGCGACCTGTGTGGTGAACGAATTGAGTGCGATGTCCCGGGCTGCAGAGTCCACCAATGCAACTGTGCCCCCTGCTGGAGTTGCGAACAGCTCAAATGCTACTGTTCCCCTTGCGGCTGCGGTAGCCGCCACCCCACTGACTTCACCTGCCCGAAGGACCGGGGGGATTGGTGGGGCGACCCTCCCGAGGACGTCTGGGGTGACCCCTGGGACGGCCGTTGGGTACCCAATAACTTTGCTCCTCAGTGAGCAGGTCTAGCGCGGGAAGCGCTATACAAGTATCCCCCTTACTCAGGAGTAGCAGAGCAGAGGTCTCCAGTCTGAACGATACCCAAAACGATAAACCATGGATCGTACCAAGTTGGCCACCTAGGGCAGCGGATGTGTCTACAGACGGCACGGGTAGCCCTGGATAGGGTGGCTGGAGACGAACCGTCGCTGGAAGACAACCAGGGCCTCGAAACAAATGTCAAGTACATCTGAACCGAAATCTGAGAAGTCGCAGCTCACGAAGAAGCAGCTCGACGCCCGTTCTCGCAAGATGAACCCAAATGATCCTTCTAACAAGAAGAAGGCCCCTTCTGGCAGAAAGAAGAAGTCCAGACCCTCCCGATCGATGGCTGGCCAAACCAGGACCGTCTCGGAGCCCGTCGCGAAGAACCGAGGCTATCGAGGAGGCGCCCCGCGCTACACCTACGAGAAGAATGGTGACGTCACCGTCGAGCACACCGAGTTTGTCTCAGATGTGATTACCACCGGCACAAGCCTCCTTAATGCCGGGGGTAATGGCGGTCTGGACTACACCATTTCGAGCCTCGATCCCGCCAATGGGGAAGTCTCTGCCAATGGGTTCGGCAACAATGCCTTGAACCCTGGGAACATTGTTCTTTGCCAGGCCCTGACTGCGATCGCCGAGAACTATGAGATGTATCAGTTCGAGGAGGTCGATTTGATCTACAGTCAGAAGGTCTCTACCACAGCTGGTGGTGAGATCCTCCTCGCCTGGGACCCGGACCCGGACGATCACAGACCGGCCAACAAGCGCGAGATGTTGGACTTCGCGATCTGCGTTGGGATCGTCGCCCATGAGGATGCCAAGATCCGCCTGCCGCGCCAGCCAGTCCCGCTTTTCATTAACCGAACCGTGAACTCCGATGTCAACAACGTTGGTTATGACGCCGAGCCGAGAACGGCCAACTATGGGAAGCTCTTTGTGGCTGGGAACAATTTGCCGATCAATGTCTTCCTGGGAGACTTGATGATCCGGTACCGCTGCAAGTTCTCCAAGTTCCAGAACCGTCCCCAACTGCAGATCATGAGCCTCACCGCCGGAAATCTTGCCGGGACCGCTGCGGGTACATCGGCTTCAAAGCCCCTAGGTGCCGCAGGGAGCTTGATTACCCAGACCGGGCCATCCCGAGGCGTCTCTCTCATAGAGGATAACGCCATTGCCGCACCGAAGTCAGGAATCCGCTTTGACGAGCCCGGTGAGTACATGGTCACGGTCAATGCGGCCGGGACAGGTCTCGACACGCCCCAGGTCACCATGACATCTGAGGTGGCGAGCGACTACGTCTTGGTCAACGCCAATCCCGGGACGACCTTCATAGGCAGTACCACCGCTGGTATCACGAATATCGTGGGCCAGTTTCTATTGAAGGTTGTCCACACCCCCGTGATCATGAACTGGTTCTTCAACTCAGTCACCACGATTGTGAGTGCCTATGTGAACGTGGGACGGCTTTACCCAGGTACCGTTGGGCTAAGCACCGGACTGGTTGCAATCGGAACTGCAATGAGCCTTCCGGACCCTGGCCCTTCGGCGAGCCAGGCCCTGTCCCGCAAGTACAGGAGTGAGACACCTGTCTCTCAGAGGTCTAACAGCAATGTCTAGTTAGGCCTCTGAACCCTAGCCCGCATGGATATGCGACACACAAGAACCGATGTGTGGGGTGGTAAGGACCGCGTTCACGGGCGGGATAGAAACTGATAAACGTGGAACTGTGTACCTGGGCACAGACCAAACCAATTCCAGGGCAAATAGGCTTCGGCGAGCCCCATTCGTAAACCCTGCGGGGACCGAATGGCATCGTCCAACACCAGCACCTTCAAATGTAGCAATGCTGGGTTTCGGGATCACTATCCCGAGTGCTACCGTCGTGACCACTAGGGCATCTCTCATGGTTGAGAGCTTTAGTCTAAAGATCGACGGTCCGCTTCGGCGGTCAATCAGGCGGGGAGGCTCTGATGGCGAACCACAAAACACGTGGAGTAGTCATGCAGTAGAGTTCAAACTCAAGTTCCGCCGGCCATGCGTACGC